ACTCATATTTTTGTATTCCTTCCGCTATGAGGCTTTACTAATTATAACATAAAAAGCTTTTATTTTTTAGGCTTTTTGGTCAGATCTTCATAGCCAAGGCCCATTCCAATGCCAAATCCAGCTTTTTGAGCATTTACACCCTGGAGAGCTAAAACGTCATTTCCATCTTTAGCCTTGCCTCCACTAAATACTCTAGCCTTCATTTCTTCCCATTTGTTTCCCGAAGACTGTGCATTGTTCTTGTCTAAATCTACCCCCTGAATAGCAGCTAAAAATTTCTTTTCTTGATAGTCTAATTCTCTTTTTGATTCTAAAGTTATTAGGAGTTCTGGCATGGATAGAGATAACTCTAGCTGTTGATAATCTTTCCATATTCCCAGCAAAAAAACTTCTGCTTCTAGTTTAGCCAAGTCTAGATTATCCCAAGATGATCCACCACCCTCAGCCTGATTCTTTACCGAATCTTCAGATTCTTCGTTAATTTTAATTCCAGCAGCTACCTCAAGAACCTTGTATATTCCAGGTAAATCCATAGAGTCTTCTAGCTCAGCAATTGTCGCTATCTCAGGATGATATTGCTGCATTGAAATGGCAGCACAGTTTGATAAAAAAATAATTGCTTCTTCGTCGTTATCTGCAGTTTTTACAAGCTCAAAAGCTTCCATAAACTCTCTTAAATATTTTATTTTTAGTGGGGATAGCTCAATCTCTGTACCGTCGACTAAGGTAACTTTTCCTGTTTTATATATTGTTGTTGCCATATTATAAGTATACCGCAAAAACAAAATTACCCAGCCTAAAAAGACTGGGTAACCCTGTGTTGTTAAGTTATATTACGATACTGCTGGGATAGTGCGGTCTACGATCTTACCGTAGGATGCATCATCATTTGGCAGTAGACGGAACGAAACCTCATACATTGTTGGCTCATCACGCTTTGCAGAAACTGTAACACTCTCGATAGAAAGTGCACGGTATGCAACGTAAATACGCTCAATCTGCTCGTCTGGGTCACAGTCACCTGTACCTGGACCAACAGCTACTAGACCACGCTCAACAGGGCACTCACCGATGTCACCAGCGGACATGTTTAGTGTCTTGGATCCAGCTTTGATTCCTGTAGCACCTGCACTAGCGGTTAGGTCTTCGTCCTTACCAGCCAATGAGAACAGCAAGTTCTCTAGTGTTGCTTCAGCAAAAGCAGTGTTCAGGTTAACCTGCATACCCTGCTTGTACAGCTTTGCAACGTCAAGAACCTGGTCAACCTGTACCTCACCAAAATCTGGCTGGAACTGTAGCTCTAGACCGTTCATTGTGTAACCTACGTTACGGTAGTCTGCGTCATTTGCTAAAGTCTCACGGTAAGTTCCTGTTGTGTTTCCAACAGTTCCCTCAGCTTCGTAAGCTGGAAGATCTGTATCTGCTAATTCACCACCATTGAATGTAAACAATGCGGCTGCACCAACGATAATGTTACTCGCTGTACCTCTTTTATATGTTGCCATATTTATTTCACCTCTTCTTTTTATAGATAATAGGCGTGTTTCCTCAAAACTAAGTATATCAGCCTATTTTAAATAATCTGCTTTACTGGTAAAATTCTTTCTGGAACCCAGTCATGGTTAGTTATTCCAGGCATCTGGTGATAGTCATAATCAATAATAATCTTGTTGCCGCCATAGGTTCTGGCAGTTCCAAAGTCTATGATGTCTCTAGACTCTTCTAGCTGATAAACCTTGAATTCGTGAAAATAAAACATATTGTCTACAAGCAGTTCTGGGTTTATAACGTTTCCATTGCTATCAATGTTTGCTGCCCCACCCAGGTTTATCTGCCTATTGGCTGCCCAGTTGTTTAGCTCCTGAGCCGTCTCATCTCCACGGTCCATTAGTCTCAAAACTTGCTCTTGAATCTGAACCATTTTCTCAATAGGGTTCTCTCCATTTGCATAAAAGTAGTACATAATCTGTTCGCATTTGATGTGAGGAAAACTATTTTTGTTCATTTTAATTAGTCTATCCCATGTAGCCATTGTGCCACCCGTAGGAAAGTAAGAGTTTAGGTCATTAATTGTAGATGGCAAAGTTGGAAAGAATGGAGTGTCCAAAGTAGTGCTATCTAGAATCTTGCTTTGAAGATATTTATTTATCCATAAGACTGGAGTATTCAGTAATGAGTCATTAGCCAACCTTAGCCACCCCCGCATTTGCTACCCAACGATAACCAGTAGACACTCCGCCAGCCCTGCCAGTTCTTTTGCCCTTTGATAAATTCTTTTTATATACTGAGGGGTTTTCTAGATAAGCTGCCATACCACTAGCCCTCAAAAAAGCCTGAGTAAAGTATTTACTGAAGAAGTTATCAAAGGCCTGTTGAAATTTTCCCTCAGTGTTTCCTCCAGGATTTTGAACGTATACTGGACCCTTCGTAAAAACTTCTTCTCCATTATCCATGTACCTCAATGCCTGAGCTTTTACTGGAACTATGGTAACGGAAATACCTTCTTCCATAATTCTTGCTTTATCGTAAAAAGGAGTGTTTGATCCATTTTGGACAGTATTTGACTGCCTAAAAGAAGAATTAAAAGAAAGACCAATATTGCTCACGGTATATTTTATATCATATAGCCTAGCATTTGGACTACCAACCTTGTTCCATTCGTATACGTGATGAAGGATTGATGGGTTTACCTTTGCATTAGAGTCTATATAGCTTTTTAAAATCTCTACTGTCTGGAATCCTAAAGAGTGCATTAGTTGCTGCTTACCCATCTGAATACCGTCTAAAAATCCAGCAGAATAATCCATCATGTTTTTCATATCTTTTGCAAACTGTCTTCCATCAAATTGAACTCTCATAGGTCTGCCGCCTGGTTTTCTGATCTACGAACAACAACCTTGTAATACTCTACTGAACCAAATGGACCGACAAAAGGCTCAACGGTTGCTACTTCAAATAGGGTAGATTTGCCTGCTCTTGGACCTGATGTTTCTAGGTAAATCTCATTAAGATGCTTATCTTTTATATTGGTAACAATAACGTTTGTTATTGAGTTCTGAACATCGGCATTAGAAAATCTAATGTCTGTTCTAACTCTACCCAACATCACGCTATCTTGAGTGATATTGGCATTTGGCTTAATGTCTTCTTTCCAAGCCGTACCAGCAGAATTAAAGTTGCAAGCAATTGTCCTGTCATGAATCCAAGATTTTTGGACATTTCCATATGGTCCTTGGTCAACAATAGGATAGTAAATGTCTGCAAGCATTGGGAAAACCAATGAGGTATTTTCGCAGGTAGTCATTATAAGACTCCAAGTCTAGTAATAGACTTAGCATACTTTGAAAGTATTTTGTCTACTATAATGTTTCCTGTTCCCTCGAATACCCTGCTATCAAACTGTAGCCTAAACTGGTCTGTGTTATAGGCAGAAATATATCTCTGGTAGTAGTCATTTCTGCCACACTTAATGTCATCAATCAGCAGAGTTGCTGCTCTAACGATGTCTGAGGGCACTGTAGGGTATCCCACCTCTAAAACAAACTTATAGTCGTATCCATTAGGAAAGCCTCGTAGAGGCGGTAGGACGGTGTCTACAAGGTCTGAGGCAGCTGCTGGCAAAATTAATGGGGCCTGCTCATCACGATTAACTCCGTCAAGAACTGTTTCTGTTATTGCAGTTTTATCTCTAGTTATTTCATAAGTACGATCTTCAACTAATACGTCATTTTCATAAACAGCTAAAATTCTTTTTGCATCCCACCACAATGGGATATAGTCTGCCCCAAGCCCAACAACCTCTAAAGTTCTTTTTTTGTAGTAAAATCCCTCTGAGATAACTGAGTCAATAACGGCTCTTGCAATTTCTTCATACTTAGTGTATTCTGCAATTTCTGATGCTGTTTCTCCCAGCTCAGAAGGCTTTACGTATGGTCTAACAATTTCATATGTTTCATCATGAATGATGTCTCCAGAAGCATCTGTAATTACAACCTGATAATCTGTATCATACTTGCCAGATAGGCCTATTGTCCAAACATAGTTTGCATTGTCTGTTACAGTTTTTGTTGTATAAGAAAGGTCTGTCAGATCAGTAATAGTTGCTACAAAAGCCTCATTTGAAACATAAGCAGCTGGAATTGTAAATGTAATATTTACGTCTTGATATGGCAGAACTCTTAATAATTCCATTACTTACCGAAATCTCTCGCAACTTCTTCTGGTGTTGCAATTCTGATGTGGTCACGTGTTGTCCACTTATCTGCAGCTTGCTTTGTCACAATATTGTACCCCTTAGAAACCTGGCCAACTCCAGACCAATTAACATTTCTAGTAGAGTAAATTGCAACTGTATCTTTTGATTCGAATGCTTTTGGCTTAGCTGCTTCTTTTTTCTCTGCACTGGCTGAGCCGATTACATTTTCTTCATTAGAAGCAACAGATAGGTTTGGGCTAGTAGCCATCTTATCTGAGGAAATTACATCATTACGTTCTTCTTGAGCCTTTACGGCTTCTTTATATTTTTCTATAAGTGGATGAGGAATTAAAGCTTCTCCATCTTCTAGTTTAGCAAGTGGTACATCTTTAAAATTTGAATTATTGTTTTCGGACATGACTATCTCCTTCTTTACCTTTAATTATAACAGATATTAGAAAAGGGAGCAGGAGATTTTACTCACCTGCCCCCTTTTAGTAGGTTGCGTTAGACTTATGAAGCGTCTGTAGCGTCTGCGTCAGCGAACGCAATTGCGTCCTCTTCTTCCCACTGAATACCAAAACGTACGAATACGGTGTACTCAATGGTGTCCTTCTTAGGAACATACTGACGGTTAACAGTGATGTCTCTCTGGAAACCCCATACACGGTTCTGTGGGAATGTAAGGTCTACATATCCTGCAGGGTAGTAAGGTACTTCCTGAACATCGATGCCTAGAACACGGGTAGTGCGAGCACCACCGAATGTCTGGCCCTGGCCGTCAAGGTAAGCCTGGGTGTTAGCCTGGGTGTTACCGTTGTGACCTAGTGCCTCAGCAATTGCATCTGATAGGGTTCCGTTGTTCTTAACGATTCCCTGGAATGCGTCTGTACCAGCGTAGAACTTAAGATTGCTCTTAAGTGCACGGTACTTCCTTGGCAATGCAAGAATAATCTTCTGCATTACGTCTGGAGTCCATGCGTTGTCTGCAACTGTTACAACTGCTTCGTGTGCATCTCCTGTTGTTGCCTTGTGAACAAATCCTTCCATGATAGAAGTAAATGCTGTTCCACCAGTTCCAACACCGTTGATAGCTAGATCCTCAATGTCATTTGCGAATGCATTTGTCATCAAACGAACTAGGTGATCCTCTAGAGCACCACCCTCAACGTTGTCTTCTAGTGCTTCAGCTGAAACTTCCCAGTCTAGACGAATCTTCTTGGTAGAAAGTTCGACCTTTGAGAATGTTGCACCTGTGTTTGTGTACTCTGCATTAGCCTGAG